AGCCTTTTTACTCCATCGGATATTATGTATGTATCACGTTCGTTTGCCGGATTGCCGCTGCACTCAACGAAAACAAAGCTGTACCTTACTACCCTGCCGATATCCGCAGCTATCATGCGGAGCTCCTGAAAATATGCCAAAACAGGCCGCTGTGACGGGATGTACAATATCCCGCCGCCGCCCTTTTCAAAGCGTTCCCTGAGCCTTGAAAACTGATAGATACAGTCCTCCCCGAAAAACTCACCCTCGCCGGTTATTTTTCTTGCGCCTTTGCCATATTCGTTTACCTCCGCGTCACCGGTGAGTGCCCTCTGTTCTGTCACAGTCCTGCTGCGTGTGATCCTTATCTGCTGAGGGTTGTTCGGAAAGACAAAATCACCGAAGCTCATTTTTCCGTCACAGTTCATAAACATCCTCCTCTGCGTCTATATGCCTGTCATATCTGAGTGCATCCGACTGTAAAATATCCGACAGCCTTATTATATCCTCAAGCTCCTGCGCATAGAATTCTCCGCTGCTCCTGATAATTTCGGCATTTTCAGCTTCCCTCATTATGCGTCTCCCTTCTCATTTTCAGTGCGGCAATGCTGATATGCTCACGGAATTCAGCCTTGTCAGTCACCCACCTGAAATCGTCCCACATACAGCCCTGCAGCAGGAATGCCTCCCCGTCAAGCTGAAATGAGACAGTAAAATTGTCAAGATCATAGAAATTGTAATTTGTGAAAGGCTGTCTGAACCTGACTCCCGTAAGATTGAGCTTATATTCAGGCCTGCCCTCAATATGCGCCACATCCTCACTGCAAAAGCAGCTCCGTACCCTGTGAAGCTCAGATATACGCCTGAGCTCCGCCTTTTCGGCCTGCAGCATCCGCCTGCCGTCAATAACGATAAGAACATCTCTGCCGCAGACTAACTCTCTTTCCGCCAATACAAACATCCCTCCTTAAAGCCTGCATCTTTCTCTTAAAGTAAAGCCCATCATTACTTTATATGCAAAAAGCAGCCTGTCGTACATACATTTCTCCACACTCACAGAAATGATCTCACGTCTGCTGTCAGCCTCCAGAACAGCACCGCATATTCTCCTGGCTAACTCTTCACAGAACGCACCGCCCTTTTCTGCATCCGTACATACACTCAAAATCAGCTTTTCGCTGCTTAAAAGGCATTCATCCTTACCGATGAGAGGCTCCATCCTTTCGCATTCCTCACGCCCGATGCATATAAGTGGAGCCTTCAACGGGAACCCTGTTTCCTCTGCATTATACATTTCTGCAAAGCGGCAGCCGCCGAATCTCTCGTCCGCGCTCAGCGAAGCTGTAATATCCTCCGCAAAGTCACTCATTCTCATCATCTCCTGTCATTTTTCTCAGGCAGGCCTTTGTAAAGCATCCTACCCTTGAAGAATAGTCGTCCTTCCATATCAGCACATACTTATCGCTGCCCTGATAAACAATACTTCCGTACCCGGACGATTCAAGCAGCTCCCTTGCACAGAACATCGAATATCTTTTCGGTTCTGTTCTTCCCTGCGGAAGCTGCTCAACGCCGCCCCACTGCCGGTAATGATATCTTATCGGGTTTATTACAGCCCTGCCGTTTTTCAGACCGTCGGTACTCTCTACCGAAACATCAAGTCCTATACGATTTATAGCTCGTTTAATATTCTTCACCTTTACCTCCCGAAAAAGACGTTTCAGCTGACTGTCCTGAACACAAAACCGTCATCCATATCTCCGCCCAGCCGTGAAAGCGCCTCCCTGCATATCCTTTCGGCATATTTCAGCCTGTCCTTTCCCGCACCTACTGTAATTTCTCCTACTTTTATATTCGCCGCAGCATCGGTCATGCTCCAGAGCACATATCTGTAATATGCAAGAGCTGCGGCAGCATACTCTGCTCTGCCGCCGCAGCTGATATCACCTTCCGGAAGCCTTGCGGTTATCTCGTCAATACTCATATCACAAAGATATCCATGCTCCCTTGCTTCGTTCTCCGAAAGTCCCGTCAGCTTGGCGAATACAGCAAAAACCTTGTCTGTATCCACACTGCTCCCTCCTTATGAAAGAACCTTTGAAGCATCCTTTATGATCTTTGCAAAGCCTGCAATACAGCTTATGCTTGCTCTTTCAAGCTGTCTGTCAATAAGCTTGTCGGAATCCATGATGATATTTCCCGACTGCACCATTTCAAGCGCACAGTTCTTATCAAGGCCGATAATGCTTCCCGAGGTCATTGACGGAATATGCAGCAGCTTTGCGCCGAGAGGTGTGATCATCCTGCCCGTACCCTGAAATGTAAGGCCTGCCATTGAGTCTCTCATTTCACTCAGAGTCACAAGCTTCTGCATCATATCGGTAGACGCCAGCATTGTATTGAGCTCATAGGGTGAAAGCTCTGCCCAAAGCTTCACAAGATCGCCGTATGTAAGCGTGCCGCTTGTTGTAAGCGATATCGTTCCTGCCGCATTGCTGTTGCCGTCACCGTTCACGATGACATTAACCGCATCCTTGAGCTGTTCTCTTGCAATATGCGCACCTATCTGACGAAGTGTCACCGTAAAGAGATCAAGGCGCTGGAACTTTATAGCCTCGTATGTTGCCACAAGCATTCTGCCCCTCTTAAAGAGCTTCACAAGATTCTCGCTTGTTCTGATATTTGTCTGCGGCAGAGCTGCACCCTCTGCAACGACCTTGAGCGCCTTTTCATCATCTGTCGGCTCAGAGACCACAGAACGGTAATCCATACCGTTGATAACAGTTTTTGCCGCAATGATATCCTTAAGCTTATCATTGCTCTCAACACCCTGTCTGACAGCTCTTGCCACATACTCAGGAAAAAGTGCAGCCGAATCGCTTGTTTCAAAGAACTTCATCACGCAGTCCGAATAGGGACCGCCGACCTTTATATCAAATCTTTTGAGCTGTCTCTGAAAGGCATCAAGCCCCTCATAGGAACTGCCCCTGTAGTTTTCGGAAGGATCAAGCTCCTCGAGCACCTCAGTAAGTCCCTTGCCGCTGTTGTACATACCCTTTTCAAGTCTTATGCTGTCAAAATATGCCATAATATTTTCCTCCTTAAAATCAAAGAATAATGCCTGCGATCTTGGCAGTCGAATCTACATCTACAACAAGGAATTCCCTGCCGTTGTTGTCAGCAGCGACCTTGCTTCCGGTAGTCGCGGATATTTTCTGATAGCCTACAGACAGATCGCCAGTATAAGGCACTCTCACATAGCCTGTGAGCTGAACTGCTGCGATATCGTTTCTTACGTTCCTGCACACTCCGCAGAATGCGCCGCTTGTAACAGCCTGCACCTTGCCGTTTGCCGATATTCCTACTACCTTGCCCTCTGCTACGCCGCTTGCAGCCTCAAATGATGCTACCTGCTCATTAAAACCGTTAAATGATGTTTTCATAATAAACCTCCTCAAATATTCTGATAATCTTCATTGCCAACGCTTGCTTTTGAACCGCCTCTGAAAAGCTGCGGCCTTACCGGCAGTATATCCTCTGCCCTGACCTGGAATGCCTTGATAAGCTCATCAAGCTGCCTTACCGAAAGCTCCTCAGTAATACGGCCGAGCGTATCTTCTCCAAGCTCCGGCAGCACTATGGCCGAAAGGCTCTTTACCTCTTTGATGAGCTTGTCACGATAAAACTCCCCGTCGAAAGCCTTTTTTTCAAGGCTCTTGAATTTGCTTATCAGTTCCTTCATCTCCTCTGCGGAAAAGCTCTGTTCCTCTCCCGCAAAAAGCTTTTTTTCGATATCCGTTTTGCTCACTCCTTTTTCATTGTTATGCTTATTGATATTTATTCTGTCATAGCTTTTTACAACGCCTGCCATCTTCTGCGCAGGCACCGCAACAAACGACCATTCGTAAGCGTCCGTAGGCTCGTCAAGCGTAACATAGCACAGCTTTCCTGCATATTTTCTGCCGCGTATATGGTCGCAGACGGCAATATCATTCCCGCATATCGAACATATACGGCGCTTTACCGAACAACCGACACTTACCTCCTTCTTGATACCGCTTTCAAGCTCTTCAATGAGCGGCCTGCTCCTGTCGTTCCTTGGAATATACGCCCTTGCGAAAAGTCTTTTGTAGGTTCTTCCGTCGGAGCACTGTCTGTCATTGAGGGTCTCTGTTTTACAAGAAAACACTCTTGCACTCTGATTGCTGCTTTTAGCCTCATGGTCGGTTATTCCTGTAACACCAACATACAGCTCACTGAGCTTTTCAAGCGAACTGTCCGAAAATCTTTCGCAGTCCCTGTCTATATCATTATCACAAAGCACCACAGAGAAAACATAAACGTCATTTTCATTGAGCGGCGTCCTTGTGTATTTGTTTATCAATTCAAGCTCTCCGGGAGCTGCTTTTCCTGAAAGGTCACTCATTACATCCCTCCTTGTCCTTTGCCGCAAGCTGATCCGCCTGCGCATTGTAAAGTCTTGCCCTTGCAAGCTCGACCTCATCCTGTAGATTTACGCAATCCCACTTTATGCTGTATCTCCTCCTGATACCTCTCAGCTTCAGATACATATCGCATATTTTTCTTATGCAGCCCTCAAGCTGTCCTCTGTAGAAATCAAGCTCGCTTGTGAGAATATCCGCCTGCTGTACCGACATCCTCTCCGTTGTGGACCATGACAGTCCCAGCAAAAACGGCGGTATCGAAAGCTTTGCAACTATCTGCTGAAGCAGCATTTTTATCGGGACCTCACAGTCGGGTATCTGATTTTCCGCGCCTATGACCTTTATGCTGACATCTCCTACAGTGATAAAGTCCCTCGGCTCTCTGCTGCGCATTGCCTTGCTCCACTCGGAAGCTATCATAGCTGTTCTTTCCTTAGTGAAGTTCCTGTCATTCTCGCCGGGTCTGTACGACACCGCAAATCTCACGTTGCCCACTCTGTCCCAGTTGGTGCCCACCGCATTGAATATCTTCATCAGCATATCTCCCACAAACGGAAGTCCTCTCAGCAGCGAAGTACCGTAGATCTTGCCCGGCCGGTTCATTATCGTACTGCAAAGTATCAGCTCCGGATACCTCACCTCGGTATTCTCACCCGTGACGCTTCTTGCCATAAAGGTAATATCAAAAGGATCTTTTCCGGCTTTCAGCTCCACATCATCAAGCGATGCATTATACAGCGCTGCGATCCTCCGGCCGCTTTTGTCCGGCACCATCTCACCCACAGCTGTCCCGTATGTAAGCAGCTGATCAAGATAAGCCCCGACAAAGCTGTCTATCCCATGCTGATTGCCATTGACGCGCACTCTTTTTAAAAAATCATTTATGTCCTCCTGAACAGACTCATCCTCACACCTTACAGTGAAGGTGCCTGTAAGTCTTATCAGCTTTCCCAGAGCCGCATCAATAACAGGTACATTTTCACGCAGAGATCTGTATAGCTGTCTTTCGCACCTGTCGGTCTCAACTCCTCCGATAAACGAAAGACCGCTGCTGTATCCGCAGCTTACCGCTGTCTGCACCTGAGCCGGTTCTCTTTTTTTCCTCCCGAATATCATTCCTGTCCTCCTCTTATGAATTATGCTTTACCCTCCCTGTCAAAGGATCTGCCTTTGACCTCCATGCTTTCGCCCTCCTCTCAATGCTCACCTCCATCATGTGATATCACGCTAAAACACCGCAAATGCTATTACTCCCTCATCATCCTCTTCAAGCGAAGATACAAAGTAACGTATATCATCCATTGCATGGTCGTTTTCCTTTACCGGCATATCCCTGCCGCTGCTGTCCCAGCGATAAAGCCCGAACTCTGTCAGGGCATCACCGCAGCACCGGCATATCCTTACCCTGCCCTCCTTCAAGGCCGTAAAAGTCTTGCGTATGCCGTCACGGACATTATTCACAGCCGGAACAACATTGAATTTACCGTGCCGCCTTATCACCTCGATAAAGCTTGCAGCCGACGGATCGACTATTACCTTCGTTACCTTCCTGTTTCCTGCCAGATCACAAAGACCCTGATAATGCTCCTCGTCCGTGCGGGAGCTTCCCTCACGCCTTGAGCTGTAATAGTACTCCGCAATGCGGTACCACACGCCGTCATATCTTCCCCATAAACCGAACGATGACGGATTTACCGTACCATAATCGCACGAAATGACATATTCCTCGGCTTCCCCCTGCGGCATTTCTGCTATCATCCTGTCCTCGGACATGAACGGATAAACAAGGCCGTCGGTAACGCACCACTTACCAAGCACAAAGCGGTCATAAAAGCTTCCCGAATAAAGCGTCCTGTAGCGTTTGAGGACCCTCGGCGACAAAGACGGATTATCCTCCATAAGAAAATGCAGGTAATACACATTCTTCTCCTTGGTTTTCATCACCCATTCCCGGCAGAACCAATGCTGCGGATATTCGGGATTGCAGTTGAACCAGAGCTTTGCATTCTCCTTTGAGCACCTCGCCAAAGCCTGCTCTATGAACGTCCTCGGCATAAGCGCCGCCTCATCAAACAATACTCCCCAGAGCGTCATTCCCTGAATAAGCGATGCAGAGCTTTCGTCCCTGCCTCCGAAAAGATAAAACGTATTTGTTCTCCCCTGTGCACTGACGTAAAACAGATTAGATGAAAGCTTTTCCTTCACCTCAAAGCCTATATCACGCAGAATTGATATCAGCGGAGCATAAACATTTCTCCTGACAGACCTTATCGTCTTGCCGCAGATAGCAAAGCTGCCGCCGTCTGTACTGAACATCGCCCATGACACAAACGACACGCTCATGCAGAGCGTCTTTCCGCTTCGTACCGCGCCGTCACAGATAATGCCGTCATATTTTGAGGTCTCTCTCTGCGGCAGCCACCAGCTCAGCAGATCAAGCTGCTTGGGTGAAAATGCCGTATAGCCCAATCACAGCCGCCTCCCTCCGATTTTGTACATCACCCTGATTTTTCATTATTCATCATCACCGCCGTCCCTGTCCGCATCATCAGCGCTGTCTTCGCGGCTCTCGGCGTTTTTCAGCTTTCCGAAACCGCTCACTAAAGCCCTGTAGAAATCCGATGAAGTATTTTCTTCCTCGTTCCCGTACTGTTCAAGCTTTTCCAATGCTTTAAGTCTGTCAAAGAACTTGATCTCCAGCGCACCCTCCTTCGGACGTTTTATCTCTGCAACATTAAAAAGGTCATAGCCTTCCGCGCCCGCAGTAAAAGCATCGCCCTCAAAGAGCAGCCTTACAGCATCGTTGACGCTTCCGAATGCGATCCTTTCATAGCCCGCATAGGCCTTTTGTCTTGCGTTCCTGAGCCGCTTCTCATAAAGTCTGCTGACCTCGTTATTGATATCATCTCTCGAAAGCAGCGATACTCCCGCCTTTTCGGGCATATCGTAGCCCGCATCAACAGCGGCGGCCGCAGCATCGCCTCCAAGAGAATAGACCTCGCAGAAGCGCTTTTCACGGCTTGTCAGCTCTCCCGATCTTCTTCTCAACTCAGCACCTCCTTTCAATCTACAGACCTTTGCAAAATATTTTGACCTGCAAAGGTCACATTATCACAAAGTTGTATGTTTTAAATTTATTCTCACTTAATTCTCAAAACTATACTATCAATGCAATAAATCGGATAAAAAATGCAGCCCTTGTGCATCACTGAGATCAATTTTCCTCCGGCAGGTCACGCGGGGAAAGCCCCTTCCTAAAACCGCCGGATTTCAACGAATTTATTACAGAAACACCGCGCAAATATCCTCTGCCTGTAAGCGACAAAATAACATGAACTTAT